GGTGGTATGAAAAGAATAAGCGCCGTGATCTGGACAATATATCATCTTTTGGGCGTAAGGTGATACAGGATTCATTGGTACATGCTCATGTGTTGGAAAATGACGGTTGGAAAGAGATCGTCGGATTCTCGGATGATTTCTGCGTCGATGCTCAAAATCCACGGATAGAGGTACTGATCCGGGAGGTGGGATGATGAATTACTTAGCCGAAATAAAAGCGTTCTACGATCGGCTCGAACTAAATCCGCTGCCCTCACCCGCCATTGCTTTATGGCATGCGCTTATGTCCATAGCAAATAAAACGGGTTGGCAGCAAGAGTTTACGGTAGCTGTATCAGTCCTGGTGCTGAAATCGGGATTGAACGCACAGGCGATTAAAAGGGCAAGAAACCGGCTGGAACAGGATGGATATATTACATGGAAATCCCGTGGCGGAAATTTATCAGCGGTTTATCATCTCAATAGCCTTGTGGTACAAAATAGCATAAAAAATGTACCACAGTGTGAACCACAAAGTATACCACAGACCGAACCACAGAGCGTACCACAGTGTGAACCACAAAGTGTACCTATTAATAAACATAAACAAAACGAAACAGAAATACCCCCTGTATCCCCCGTAGAACGGTTTGCGGATTTTGCCGCAGCCTATCCGAAAAAGTGTACTGGTTATCTGACTGAAACAGAATACTGCAATGCGGTGATGGCGGGTGTGCCGGAAGAAGATCTGATACGGGCGGCAAAAAATTACGCAGTTGTTTGTAGACGGGAGAAAACGGCGGAGCGGTACATCAAGAAACCGGAGAACTGGCTTCGCGAGAATTTATTTATGCAATATCTGAAAGGAGAGAACGATGGAGCTGGAAGAGATACTGGAACGCATGAAAAATCACTCAACGAGCTCATGCGTGAGCGGGGAGACACCGGAGAGTTCCAGGGATTCTGACGTGTGTCCGATCTGTCATGGCAGCGAGTGGATCTTAGTGAAAAAGAACGGCGTAGAAGCGGCAAAGCCGTGCCAGTGCCGGGAGCGCGCGGTTATGTCACGGCGGTTACGGTTCGCGGACATTCCGGAAGCGTTCCGGGGGATGGACCTCAAGACATTTCGGATGGATGTGTACCGGAATCCAGACAGCAAAAAGAGAGTATCGGATGCATGCAAGATCATAAAAACCTATCTGGATGATTTTGAAAACCAGAAGGAGCAGGGCATGGGACTTTTTATCTGGTCCCGAACCAAAGGGAGTGGAAAAACCAGGATCGCCGCAGGAATCGCGAATGAGCTTATGAAAAGCTATGCGGTCAAGTTTGCGGTGTCACTGACCATCCTGCAGGAAATAAAAAATACATGGAGCAAGGGGGCGGAGTACAGCGAGAGCCGGTTGCTGGATGCACTTAGCACCACGGATGTGCTGATTATTGATGATTTCGGCGTGGAGCGTCCGGCGGACTGGATCAACGACAAGCTGTATCAGATCATCAACGAGCGGTACATAAACCGGAAAGTGACGATTTTTACAAGCAATGAATCACTGGAAACTTTGCAGTACGATGACCGGATCACAAACCGGATCAAGGAGCGGACCTATCAGATCACGTTTCCGGAAGAATCGGTTCGGGATCACATCGCAGAGCGGCATAAAGCGGAGATCATAAACAAGATGATGCGGGGGAACAGGGATGGCTAAAAAGATATATAAGCGCCGCCGTAGCCGTTTTGATCCGTACCGCGGTGAGATCGAGCATCTGCTTGCCGCCGGTTGCACGACAAACCAGATCACGGATGCCATGCAGGTGCATTTTGAAACGTACATCACGGAATCCTCGGTGTACTACTACATCCGATCCAATGGCTTAAAAACCACGGTGACAAAGGGAGCCAGAGATGGGCGGGTATATATTCCGCGGTGCCGCGAGTGTGAGAAGCGGTGTTGTGTCATCAATACAACCGGGCGGCGGGTGTGGGGATGCCGGGTATCTGATTCGGAGATCCGGGAAGTGCCAAGGAGCATACGCACAAGCCCGATGTGGTGCGAAAAGAGATCAAAGGAGGGAGAAAATGAGCTGGGCGGACAAGCAGTTGAAAAAGCACAGAATACACAAGATGGTCGAGGAAGCAATGAACGATCCGAGATACCAGGAAGCGCAGAAAAAGCAGTTGGATGAAACGATAGAGCAGGCGTTTGACAATTTTATGGTGATCTCAGTTGCATATCTGCATGACAAACAGAAATTTGGACAGAAGCGGCTGTTAGATTTTGTGGACTATGTAGTTGAGCAGATGCGCTTCGTGGAAGAATATCCAGATTACTTTATTACGATGAATGAGGAACTGGCAAAAGAAACAGGCGTAGATGTGCTGAAAAATATTGTAAATAGCAAGAAATAAAGCGGAAAGGAGACGGGCTTCCCGGGGAGATGCGCATCGGCTCCTTGAAGAAAATGATTGGATTTGAGTATAAAGGACAGGTTGCCTATATTACGAGGATAGACGATTTTCGTGATTATATGGAGCCGGAAGTGTATGAAGCAGTCCGAAAAGCCTTTGAAAATGGGTGTGATGGCGGACTGCGGCAGGAATATGAGGAATTACAGGCGGAATATGACGAACTGCAGACTGATTATTCAATACTGGAAGATGAAGCAGATACTGTTGACTGCATCCGGGATGAATTGGACGAATGTGAGGAGCAAAGGGATTCGATACAGGAAAAATACGATGCTCTAACACAGTGCATTGAATCCCTTATAGAGCAATATTATCAGAGATATATAACACAGGAAGATATTATTCCAGAGTTAGAAAAAATGATATGAAAGGAGCCGAACCAGCGCGCATAAAGGGTACCCGGTTCCTGTGGGAAAATGAAACAGGTATTGAAATATCCGGGGGCAAAATCCCGAATAGCAAATTGGATAGTAAATAACATGCCAAAGCATACGGTGTATTTGGAGCCATACGCAGGAAGTTTGGCGGTATTGTTTAACAAACCACGGTGCCACATAGAGACAGTAAATGATCTGCATGATGAAGTGGTGAATTTCTTCCGCATTTTAAGGGATGATCCGGATGAATTGAAACGGCTGATAGAACTTACTCCATACAGCAGAGCAGAGTATGACCTGGCTTATCAGGAATCCAATGTAGATGTTGAGAGGGCAAGGAGGTTTTGTGTCAGATGTTGGCAGGGGTTTGGTTGTGCAAACCTGTACCATAATGGATTCAAAAGCGGTCAGCAGACGAATAGCCCTAATCTGGCAAAAGCATGGGCGGAATATCCGGATGTCATTACTCAGGCATCAAAGCGGTTGAAAGGGGTTCAAATAGAGAATCTCCCGGCGATAGAGCTTATCAAACGCTATAACACATCAGATGTTTTTATATATGCAGATCCGCCGTATTTACACAGCACCAGAAAAAATTATTTGTACAAGTATGAGATGACAGATGCGGATCATCTTGAAATGTTAAAAGCGTTGGCGGAGCATCCGGGACCAGTGATGATAAGTGGATATGAAAATGATCTGTATAATTCCATGCTTGAGGGGTGGAGAAAAATAAAAAAGGATACGTTGGCGGAAGCGGGAGTAAAAAGGGAAGAAGTTTTGTGGTTGAATTACGCTGATGCACAACTGTCGTTTGAAGCAGATTTCCCGGAGGTGATGCCATGAAAGATAGCCCAGAGCAGAAAGTAAAACAGTATTGCGGTGAGGTTCGGAAAGAAATAAGTCGCTGGAAAGAGATAAACCAGAGCGGATGTAATGATCCGTTCTGGCCAGACGGGGTCAACATGAATTTGACGCGGAATCACATCATTTATTATCAGCGTCTGATCTTGGAAATTTGTGCAGAGAATCAGTTGTCGCTACCGGAAGAATACTATTTTTCGCTCCCGCCGGAAGTTGATATGAATTACATGGCAAATCTGAAACAAAAAGAGCGGGTTGCGCGGATATTTTACGGCGGTTGCGTGCCGGTAAGGAAGAAATATTTGTATGACGAGCGGCAAATGAGTTTTGCGTAATAAATTAGAATTTAAAGGAGGAAACGATAATGAATTTGGAAAAACAGAAAGAGCATTTTAAGGAGCATATAGCAACTTTCACGGATTATGGCAATATAAAAATATTAGATTTCAAGAGACCCAACAGTTCAGAGTATAGAATCAGGTTTCTGTTCGAGGAAGATTATTGTCGACTGCACATCAGTGGGGATTTAGGAGAATTAATTGCGTCTAACTATAGCAATATGACCTATGAGAAATTTTCGGATTTTGTTAATGATGTTGGCTATTTTGAGCAGAAGATAGATTGTCATAACAGACCCATTTATACCTATGATGAAGAACTGGCAAGGGAAGAACTGTTGAAAATGGCAAAAGATAATGATTGGTTGCTGTTTTCTGATAAATACCCCTACGAAGATGATGAAGAGAGACTGGACAACATCATAGATGATATTTTGTATGATTTTGATAGCAGCACCGGAATCGGTAGACAAGGGTATGATGAACTGAGTGACTTAGAAGATGATGTTTTTGATTTTGCCTACGAACTTGGCAAAAAAGAAACAGGTATATTGGAACTATATATGCTTGCTTTTAAGCTTGCAAAAGAACAGCTTGATAAGTAAGTTAACTGAGATTTAAAGCACCAGCCGCCGAGTGTTCTACGGGATTTTCGAATGTTTGAACCTAGACACTGGCGGTAC